TACTAATTTTATAGACGAGAGGTCTATCATAGTTTACAGTATACGTATCACTCAAATAGTTACCCTCGTATATTCGAATCGGCTCACTCTCATATACGAAGTTTGATCCTGACGGAGTTCTGTTCGTAATCACATAATTTTCAGTAGTACTAAAGTTATAAGTGAAGTCATCAACACGCGAAGTAAATGATGTACCCTTTGGAATGACAATCGATCTCTTTTCCGCATCTGTCGAAGTAATTACCAGCTGAATGACAGCCGATGAAGATCGAAAAGATCTTGGAAGATAGTTTAATTCTTTGGCATGCGAGATCACACTATCACGCAACTTAGCCGAATCAAGAAACATCTCGTTGCTGACCATGTTTAGATAGAACGCGTTCTGATATGTGTTGTACGAAAGCACGTCAAGAAGAACAGAAAGGTTACTTCCGTCGAAGTCGTAATCTTTAAATCTATCCTGAGATCTCAAAAATGTCTTCAGAGAATCTTTATAGGAATCGAAGTCTAATTGTGTAAGGACTATACTCGAATTTGCCATTATCTTACTCTATACAGGGTGAGTTGAAGTGTCTGTGGATTAGCATTATTTATTATCTCATAATAGACTGATACTTCATAAGAATGCGCAAACTCGTTTGATATGACTAAGACGTCGATTATTCGTGCGCGTGGTTCATATTTGGTAATAGAATCCACTACAGCATCTTTGATCAAATCGGATGTCATCACAGAAATATCTTCGAACAAGAATCTTCTTAGGCCGCCGCCAAATTCAGGATTAAATAAGCGTTCTTTGGTATTCGTCGACAAGATGTTTCTCATCGACCTTCTTACTGCTTGTTCATCTGTGTGAAGAGCCAGCCGCTTGTTCTGTGGATGAATATTGAAATCATTATAGAAATCAGTGAACACAGGTTCTCGCTGTATCGTCTTTCTTGTAGTGAGTATGTCTATTCTGTCTGTCATGGCATCCTGCTTTTATCTTATTTATGCTGGAATTAGTTCGCCTTCCGGCCCAATTGATGCGATAAGTATCTCAGTAACGCTATAGTTTTCGATAGAAGCGTTAGGAACATCGTCTCCAAGATCGTCTATTTGGCCTGTTGCCGCAAAGTTTTGATAATCTTCGTTGCTACCGATCGCTTCGAGTGCTGGTCCAGCGGTTCGAGTAAAAACATACTGTATCATAACTCCAGTTGACTTATTCGTTTCGAGATACGATACAAGCTTATCATTGACATCGTACACAAAGTAGTTCATCAGCATCTCATCATCTTCGTACTCGACGACATTTCCATCGTCAAGAGTAGTAACTCCTGGTTCTGGAACAATAAATGGCGGCGGAGCAGGAGGATTGAGATCTCCAAAAGAAGCTACTTCAGGAGTCGGAGCGTTGATGTCCGTGAAAAAATACCCGTTTTCTGATATTAAGTATTGATCTGTCATGCTGGTTTTGCCCACACCGGAGATACTTCAGGATTCGGTTCTAATCCATATTTTGTTCGCTTCACTTCGATACAGCTTGGAATGAGTCTTAAGATTGCGTCTGGAATACTAAAAATCGGTTTTAAAATGATATTTAATACCACACATACAGATACTTTACCGCGGCAAATATCAATGATCAACTTGATCGCCTTTACGATTTTATTTACGATTGGAAATTGACTCAGAATCCAACCCGGAGCTTTCAGAATGATATCATGTATCTTAGCAATCAAATCTGTCTGAAAGAACCTCTTAATCTTTTCCATGGCATCATCGAATGCATCTTCAATTCGATGCCACAGCTCTTCCTTCGAGTGAATCGTTTCTTTCTTCTTACGCAATTCTATATCAAACCCAATCAGATTTCCAAGTGTACCGAATAACGGAATAGGCAAGTTTAAAACGAAGTCTATCAGTTTATTCAATATCTTCTCGCCGAGATCTTCAAACGCTTTTCCAGACAAGACGTCCTCTTTGGCTTTCTTAATTTGTTTTTTAAAATCTTCGTACTGCGCTTTTAACTGTTCTTTAATAGACTTCGTAGGATCAATGAATACTCCGATTTTTTTAATAATAGGACCAATAATTGGAATCTTAGTCAATAGACCGATCATTGCATTGATGCATTTACCAATGAAATCGCTTAAGAGCTCTTTCATCCATCTCAATGCTTTCTGCCAAAACTCTTCTGCTTCGTGCTCAGGACTTTTAATTCCAAAGGTGCCATCATATTTTCCGTCTTCACCAAAAAACTTCTTGATTGACTCGATATCCTCTGCAATTGCAGCTTTAATTTTGACTTTGCCTTCTTTGGTAAAAAAGTCTCTAACTACTGGCTGATAACGAACAAGATTATCGCTTTCATCGATGAGTGTTACTGCTGTAATAAACGGAATTGGAATAGTTAGTGGATTCGGAATACCAAGAATGCTCAGAATCTTCAGTAGAGCTTCGACGATCTTCTTCTGAAAAAATACGTCGATCTCTTTCATGAACTCGCGAACTTTATACTTCATCTCCTGTTCTTTAGACTTGATCTTTTTAAAGACGTCTGTCATCAGAATGCCAGTAATATCGTCTACCAACTTTTCAATATCACGAATAGCTTGAATCAGTTCCTTGCCGCACTCGTCTTGAATAAACTTGGCCTGAAGCTTAAGCTGAGAGATGATCTTCGAGATTCCTACGAAGTAATCTTCTAGCTGACGGAAAGATATCTTTCCGCTGGCGTCACATTGTAAACCCGGTATTTCTGGAACATAAACTATCGCTCTCATGCATTGAGTCCAATAATTGCGGCTTGTATATCAACTGCACCAGACTTTGACGTGACTGATACGGTGCCATTATTTGCAAAGATACCTACGTTACCTTGGTTTGCAAAGATGTCGACGTCTGACTGTGCGGCGATAGTGATTTTACCCAGATTAGATGTAATCTCGATTCCCTGGCTACCATCACTTTTACCCTGATTAAAGATAGAAATGTTTCCAAAGGCCAACTGAATATGATCCTTTACAGACTTCGTCACAATAGTCCCATCTGGCAAGATTTCGATATAAGATCCGGACTTATGAAAGATATGTACACGCTCTGAACCCGGCGTATCGTCAAACTCTACTACATGCCCGCCCCGAGTAGTCATCGTATTATTAAACGGGTATCGCGCCTTATTCTTCGAAGCAGGTTCAATGACTGCACCATTCTCTCCTTGAATACGATTGCGAGACTTAAGTTCTGGTTCTCCTTGTCCTCGAGCATAAGATGATACACTGTGATTACCTTCTGGTGCATAGTTTAATACGCCGAGAATATATGCTGATGCTTGTTCTGGTAACTTCATACACATGACTCGAGATCCCTTTAAGAGACCGGTGGGACTTAATCCAATGCCCGAAACACCGGCACTCGTAGTAGGCATCATAATGTAAGCAGGCAAAAGATCTTCAGAATTTACTCTGTCAGAGTGTCCTAATATTTCTCTGACCAATATTCTACCTGTCTGTGGCTCATCAGCTTCTAATCCGAGATCTGAACTCGGATCTTCTGCTACGATACCTTCAAAGAATCTTGGAACGGCCATCTATCATCCTCTAATTTGCGTGTGTTTGTGGTAATCCACCGATGCCATCTTTCACAAGCTCGAAAGCTTGCATATACTCTGCTTTTTCGTTGAAAGTCAGAATATGACGACACTTTGTGACGATGTAATTACCAGTCGTCATCGTACTGTCTTCATTTACCGGAGATGTTTGTCCTCTTGTAGTACCGCTCGGTTCAGGAAATTGACACTTAATGACATCACCGGTAGAAATAGCACTATCGCCGTAAATCGTCATGTGAATAATTGTAGTTAAGAAGTGAGCCATATAATATGGTAGTTGGTTTTTCTTTTCGGCTCGTTCTGCGTTTTCAATTCTTGGATCAAAAGGAATAATTTGAATATTTCCTTCGTCTTTACCTATTTCATCTTGAGTTCTAAGACTTGAAGAGACAGACTTTTCATTTAAAGTTTGGAATTCTAAATTTTTTGGGTTAGTTTGAAAGTTGGTAATTTCACCAGTAACAGTATTCTTGAGTTTAACTAAATTGCTTCCTGCGCCAATTCTTCTGGCAATGCCTTGATTACCGTTTTCAATAAGCTTCGTAGCTAGAATGTTTCTCCATTTTGAGCCAGACACATTTAAATTTGTTAATCCAGATTGCATAAAACACTTATCGCCA